AGGAGGCATTTTTATTCTATATATAAACATTTTGTGGATATTGTTATTCAATTCATTAAGGGGTATGATGAAAAAGCTTGTGCTGCTGAGTATAAACTACTAAATGACAGATTGAATGAATTTATTGAATCTTTATTGAACAAGAAATATTCAGTAAAAATATATACCACAAATTATGACGCTATGATACCTCAGATTCTTTCAAAGCGTAAAATATATATGGGGGAACATCTGTTATCTGATTATAGTATTGTTTATAAAGCTAATTATTTAAGAAATAAAGACTCTCATTTAAGTTACTTTTACCTACATGGCTCTATCTATTGGACCTTTAAATTTGTAGAGAATAAATATAGAGTTGTAAAATCTACGATAACTGGAGAGGTGCAATCCTTAACTGCTCAAGGCGGAAATCCGAGTGAGAATCTAATTTTTAGCCCGATAATTGTTGGGTATACTAAGACTCAAAGAAGTCTAATGAATCCTTTAAATATCGGATTTACTAATTTTGCAAATGATTGTAATGATTGCAATAAGTTGCTAACAATAGGGTATTCGTTTTCTGATCCACATATTAATTCTATAATTCAAACTAATGTAGACTTTAATAAAGTTCGGCTTGCATATATAGGATTCGTTGAAAGGTTTGAAGGTTCTTCAGAATATACGAAAATAGATTACTTCATAAGAAGATTGTATAAAAAAAATGAGGATGAAAGTTGGTTCAACTCAATTAATAATAATTTTATTGCATATAAAAAAGGGTTTTCTAATTTTATAGAGAATAGAGATAATTGGGCTAAGATTTAAAGACTACTAGCATAAAAAGGCGTGACTCCACTCGGTTTCACGTCTTTTTATGTTGTTCTTCCCAATAAGCGTCTTAAACTAAAATCTATATCTGTAATTCTAATTATTTCTATTAAATCAGAATAGACCGCACCTCCTACTTTAAATTGTTTATATTGCTTACTTAGAAAAACTTCACGAGAAAGTTCTGCTCTGGGGGTTACTTCTAGAAAGAACCATTGCCCACATAAAAAAATGTATAAAAGCCGTAAGTATTTATATCATGAAATTGAGATTCAGAAAAAGGGAACTTGGGATGTGAAGTATCTTCTACAAGAATAATTCCATTATTTACTAGATAGTATAAAGGGATATCTCCGATATTATAGCGTGCAAATTTTCTAATTTGATTAAATCGATTATCTAATCCGTTACCTGTTATTTTATGATACTCTTGAAGGAACATTTCATATATTCCTCTCTTGAATTGTCTTGCAAATGTTATTAGAAATCTATCATTAAACTTAAAATGTGATTTCAGAACTATTTTCCTTTTTGCTTTCCAATACTCAAAATATATTGATTTTAATCTTTGCGGGTTATCCTCCCTATTAAGTAGAGTTTTCATTAAGCTAAATATCTCTTTGACACAAACTTCTATACAAAGTTTAGGAAATACTAAATTATCTGGTTGGCCGAAATAGTGATTGCATTCATCGCAAATATCAACACCAATACTTATGCTACCTAAACTTTTAGGCATAGTATGTGGCTTCTCTTTAAATGTTGTTTGAGTTGCATCTTTGCCACAAAAAATGCAGAATCCTTTATTTCTATAATCCATGTTTTTGCTTTATTTTACAGCAAAAATAGAATTTTAAATTGATTTCTTCACAATCTCTTCTTGGTGAATTCTATACTACCCAATTATTTTCCTTTCATCCTTATACATCCTACTTTTATACCGTATTTGTGACAATCGCTTTGATGTCACGAATAGGAAGCTTAAATATTTACTAATCATCTGTATTGGTGGTATTTTTACTTCCGCAAATTGAATTTCAAATTTAATAATTCATACGGTATGAAAGGAAAAATCTTAGTAGCACTAAAAACGAAGTATAAAACCTTTGGGTTTGGTGATAAAGCATTTGACGGGGTGGCTGACTACTTATCTAAAACCGTTACTGAAGAAAGTCAAATAGAAACTGCTATTAGTGGGGTCGAAGGACTTTTAAAAGCTTTTCAAGGAGACATTGATACTGTTAGAAACGAAAAATCGGGTCTGCAAAAACAATTGGACGAATTGAAAAATAAAATCGAGAATCCTAATCCCAATCCTAACTCAAATCCAAAGCCGGAAGATAAGAAAGATGACATGGCGACCATCATTGCAAATGCGGTAAGCGCTGCTGTTAAGCCTCTTTCCGATGAACTCGCTCAGTTTAAGGCTGAGAAGTCACAGGCTACCCGGCAGGAGCAGATTATGGCAAAGGCAAAGGAGTATGGTATTCCCGAAACATTCGCAAAGCGTTATGCGATTCCTGATGATGCAGACTTAGACATTTATTTCAAGGACGCTAAACAGGAACTTGCCAATATCGGCTTTAGTGGTGTGACTCCTCCTGAATCAGCGGAAACAAAGATGGAGAAGGAAGCTGAATCTATTGCGAATATGATTTCGGAAGGAACAAAAACTATTGTTGAATCTAAAAAGTAAAATTTATGGCAGCAGGTACTAAGTATAACTTGACCCCGGAATACAAACCGGAAGAGTTCTACCGTGTTGAGACGGGTGTCAGAAAGAGCGGACCGTGGAAGTTGGATATTACCAACCTTGTAGTAGGCTCTGTTCTTCCTGTATTCACACCTGTACAAGCGGACTTGAAGAAACGGACACTCGTTCCCGTCCGCAATGTGAAAGTGGTTGAAGCTTATACCACAGGAGACTCTAATCTCACCATCAAGGTGGCAAAAGATTCTTTGGCTTATCGGGGTATGTTCATCGGAAGCGGAAAGAAAGGCGCAGAGGTAGCATCTATCGACAAGTCAACCAAGGATTATGATGTATTAACCATCAAAGCGGCTTTCGGAGAAAATATCGCTAAGGATACGGTTCTTTTCGAAGCTACCGCAGTAGGTGGAACAGTGAAGAAGAACACTGCAAACTTCGTTCTTTATGATGCGAAGAAAGTTGAGAGCGATGGAGCGGTTCTCTGCACTCTCTTGATGCAAGCCTATGAGGTAAAGGAAAGCAAGTTGGTTCTTCCGATCCATGAGATGGATAAGGTGGGATTGACAAGCCGTTTCCAGTTTGAGTATTAATCATTAAAAGTTTAGATATGAATTTGACCATACAAACTTTATTTACAGATCCCAATATCGTTCAGGCGATTATTGACCGTGTCCTCCAGTTGAGACTGGACACAATCTACTGGAAGCAATACGGAGATTTCTTGGAAACCAAAACCCGTGTTTTCAAGACTTATCTTGGGACAGTAACGGGTGTTGTTGCCGGTTCCATTCTGGGTAAGAATGATCAGAAGCCTATTCGTGAAAGACGTAGCCTTGGAAGTGGTTATACTGAAATTGCTTACTTGGGCGACCGTTATCAAATGGATATTGAGCGCCTGTCACAGTTACAGGATATCATTGACAAGTTCAATGCAGCCAATACAGCTGATCAACGTACAATCTTGCAGGAAATCATTGATTTTATTGTTGATGATTACCGTCAGATTCTGCTTGCTCCGCACAAGCGTATGGATATTATCGTTCCTGAATTGTTGATGACTGGTAAGGCGCAGGTTCATTTGGCCGATAATAAGGAAAACATCGAATTGTTGGACATCGAGCTACCGTTCCACTTCCTTACTCCTGACGCTTCAGCAAAGAATGTATTTATCTCTTACTTGCAGCAGGAGATTCAGAAATTGAAAGCCAAATACGGTGTATTCTCCAAAATGATTATGTCTCGTGGTACGTTTATGAAGAACATTGTAGGGGCTTCTGAGTTCGGTGATAAATTCAAGATGATTCTTGGTGAGCGTGAGTTCATGGTTAATGCAGGGTTGGTGACTGACCAGATGGCATCCAGCGTATTTACTGGAATCGGGCTTCCTGCAATTGAGATCAAAGAGGACTACGTAGAGAATCAGGCGGGCGAGAACGTGCAGATTTACGCCGACAACCGTATCACCCTGTTGCAGACGGACAAGGTGATGAAGATGCGTCACCATAAGCCGTATGTAATGACGGACCCTGTTCCGGGACGTTCTTACAATACTGCTGAAGGTCAGATGTCGGTTTGCAACTATCGTGACGAAGAAGGTCGATACATGGAATACACCGCTGAGTGGATTCCTGAGTTTATCGCTCCTAACAAGATTGTGAACATTGACCTTTCAACGATGAACGCGTAAATAGTAAGGGTGTGAGGGTCGCACCCTATTGTCTAATTTTATAAATCAGTAAAGAAATGAAGAATTTTATTTTTGCCATGTGTGGCTTTTTGATGATGTCTTTGGTCTCGTTGGGTGTACAGGCATCAAGTATTAGTGAACCTATTCCGTCCAAATCAGAGTTATCTGCGGTGGATGTTGGTCTGCCGGATATTCAGTATGTCACTTTTGAAGCTGCTCCGTTGAATTGCTTTGTACTGACCGATTCGCAGCCTGTGATGCTGATAACGAATAGTTCGGTTGTACAAAGTGTAATGACGATGAATGTGGCTACACAGGGGAAGCAGATTTCGGTTCCTAAGTGTCCGTTCCGGTACATCTATAAATCGAAGTATTGTACGCATTATAGTTACACTGTATATAGTAGATTGATTACACCATATTAAGATGACGGTAAACGGCTACATACAACAGAAGTTCCAGACCTTCGGCATTCAATTGTCGGAGGCTGACCTTTTGGATATGTGTCTTGCCTCGAAGATAAGCGGAGAGGAAGAGATGAACGAGGATTGCTACGGTCTTGTGTCGGTGGCAATTGCAAAGTTCATCCCCTCTCTTTTACTTCGTGCCACTTCAATCAGTGAAAGCGGTTTCTCTATGTCTTGGAACATTCAAGGTATTAAGGACTACTATTCGCTTCTGTGTAAACAGTACGGATTGAAAGACGAACTGACGGACAAACCTAAATGTACCTTCTTATGATATTCGCTCCCCACATATTGCAGGTAAAAGTTATCACCCCGATGGATAAGGATGAGTTCGGTAGACCCATCCTCGGAACAGGTGGTGAAAGCTGGCAGGACGTATGTAAATGCCGTTGTGATGATGTGAGTGCGGAAAAGAAAGTGTCTATCAATGGAGTTTTATATGACTTCAAGTATAAGGTTGTCTTTAATAAACCGTCAAAAGTTGAAGCTGGTACAGAAGTTCGTTGTTTAAATCCCGATGGAAGCATAAGAGGCGTAGGCGTGGCGAAAAGCCCTTTAGAAACAAATTGTTTTTCTTATAGAGTGATATGGTTGGAGTAGATGCAGATTTCTCCGATGTAGAAGATTTTTTCGATGAAGGAGAATGGGAAGTTGAGAAGAAAATGATTGATGTAGGCGATGAAGCCGTGAAGTACGCGGAGGAACATGGCGATTATCAAGACCACACACTCACTTTGAGAACGTCCAATGATTACGATGTCGATAAAGACGGTTTGACGCTGAAAAACGAAGCGGAATACGCTTCATTCGTGGAATCTAAGGGATTTGATGTTTTAAGTAGTGCCGCTTTATTTGCGGAGAAACGATTAAAAGAAGAATCTGAATGATAGTAACCACCGACATAGGAAACATCCTCTACCGGGACTGCAAGGCTTTCGGAATAGACACAGTACCCAACGGGGAAACTCTGACGGGTGAATTGAAGTCCGAAAGAATCGTTATCCATGCGAAGAAACAACAGCCGGGGACTTATTGGAGAAAGTCTTTTGCGGAAGTGAATCTTTGTGTTCCTGATTTAAGCGAGAATGGAGCCAACACCATCCGTTTGAATGAACTCGAAAGAGAAGCCATGAAACGGTTTGATGATGTAGTAAGCACCTATGACGGCACAACCTATCGATATTCTATCGAATCAATCGGTACAGAAGCGGACACAGCTTTGAAGTGTCATTATGTAAATGTGAGAATTTTGTTTAACGTGTTAAATGTGAAATAATATGATAACAGCAGTAGAAATAGACGAACTGTATTATGCAGACCCTATTAAAACGGTTACAACTCCTGCTACCGGATTGTCGGGTGCGGAGGTTGCCGCAATCTTGAAAAATGCAGCAACGAAAAAGGTCCAAAATGTACATGGTGATACATTCCAGTACGAGGAAGCGGAAGCAAGTGTCACTCGTTACAAAAATGCTTTAACTGGCGAATATTACCGTGAAACATCCGAACCGGGTGAAGTGAAAATCAACTTTACTATTGGTGAGTATGACTACAAGACTAAAGAAGATTTGCAA